CGAAGGCATCAGGGATTTCCCTAATACAGGACCTGCAACGCGCCCATGTGTTCGTGAGGGCGTATAACCCCGGTCGAGCCGATAAGGTTCAGCGCCTATCGATCGTGGCTAACATTATCCGTGCTGGCCGTGTGTGGATTCCCGAGTCCAGCGTAAACAAGGGCTACGTCCGCGACTGGGCCGAGGGTATGGTCAGCCAGATCTGCTCGTTTCCCCACACGACCCATGATGATTTCTGTGACGCCTTGAGCCAGGCGCTTAGGTATTTGCGTGACGCCCAGTGGCTGAACATCGACCCGCCGCCGCCCGAGGCTTACGACGAGGACGACGTGATCGACGCTGGTGCCGACAAGAAGACGAGGGGCAATCCATATGCCGTCTAATTCAGAGCCGGCGGAGCGAACCAGGTGCGAGGAGTTGGGTGTGTGCCAGGCGGAGCCAATGTGCGATGATTGCCCAAACCGCGAAAGTCTAGACTTGCCCTTGCTGTATAGGCATAATTGGGGTAATTCCGACCAGAGGAGCCATTGATGCCCGAGCCGAAAAAGTCGCCGCTATCTCAGGCGGAAATGAAGCCAATCCCACAAAACGAAACGGTTGGCGCCATTGCCGGTGCGCTAAGACGGGCGCAACAATTCGGAAGTCAATACAAGATCCCTGAGTTCGTTCCCCTGCTTGGCGGTACGGGTGCGGATGAGATGCTTGGGCTTCCTGGTGCGGCGGCTGAGGTGGAGCGGTGGAGCTACGGCGACTACCCGCTGACAATGGAGAACACTGGCGCCGCTGGCTACATTCCCCGCGTGAAGACCAAAAAGGGTGAGGATGGCCGGCGAGAGAGCCGGGTGATGGACCTTGTGGATACGGCGGGTGTTGCCGGTCCGATAGGTGGGCTTGTCAAGAAGGTGGGCACCAACTTGGTCCAGACAGCGCCGGCAATTGGGCGCGACATGCTGGAGAGTATGACCAGCCCCATGCGTTCGTATGTGATCAAGCCAAAGGGCGGTAACTGGCTGACCCCCGAGGTCTCCGGTAAACCAGACCCGCGCTCCACAATCGCTGGCATTTACGCGCCCAATGAGCGCCGCCCCCAAGCCAAGTCTGCGCTTGAGAGTATGTATGATGTGTATGGACCGAACCTTGAAGCCGTTCAAGGTAATCCTCTTCAACACGTTTTTGAAGAAGGTGCCAAAAAGCTGAAGACCGACGTTGCGATAGATGATTGGATTAACAGCAATCTGACAAACTACGTCAAGAAGGAAATGGCTACGCCGGAAGATCCTGTGCGTAAGTTGGCGGAAGAGGGTGTTCATCTCATGACCCCGGATCAGGTTAACCGGCTCGCCCGCGACGCGGCAAACCCCGACGGCGACTCCATTCTGTACAAGCGTGCCGGAGCAGGGTTTCCTGAAGAGGGCATGGGAGTTTCGGACGAGGCTCGCGCCTGGGAGCAGTTATCCGATAGAAGTATTGACATCAAGTACGCCGACGAATACCTTCCTGACCCAGATTTTCCTGACGCACCCATAAATCCCGTTACTAAGAATCGTTTAGCGGTAGATCCTTGGATTCAAAACCTTGACCCAAGTGATCCGCTCTATACCATCACTGGCAACTATCTGGGATATGACCGAAACATAGACTTTGAGAAGATCATCAAGTCGCTTCGTGAGGATGTTGACCAGGGCTTGATCCGTCCTGAGCAACTGAACAAGGTAAGCGTTGCTGACGCTGTGCGCCGCTTTTATGAAAAGGGTGTTGCCCGACAGAGCGCCGCTTTTGCCAGCCGCCTGGAGCGTCCTGCTGTTAAAGAGTACCCTGAGCAAGGTTTCCGCTGGATTAAGTTGGACCAGCCTGGAGACTTCGCCGCCGAATCTGACGCGATGCAACACTCGGTCCGTGGATATGAGCCGTATAAAGGAAGCGAAGAATTTGTGGCGGATGTGGGTGGCGATGAGGGCTACGGATTAGGTGGCTGGGATGCCATCAAGTATGGCGACGCTGAGGTTTACTCACTTGTTGACTCGAAGGGGCGTCCGCACGCAACGATTGAAGTCGAAACAAATCCTGCGCTTGGGGGGTCAGGGTTCGATAATATTGATGACTGGTTTAGATCATTGTCTGCCCCTGATAGAATGATAATGCAACGCGCCGTGCGTGAATGGCGCAATCGAAACCCTTACGTTGATGAGCTAGATGACATCCACGTTAAACAGGCGTTAAAAGAGGCGGGCATTGATACAGGTGCTCCTGCGATCACTCAGATCAAGGGCAAGCAAAACCGCCCACCCAACCCAGAATACCAGCCGTTCATTGAGGACTTCATCAAGTCTAAGCAATGGAGCAATATTCAGGATCTAGAGAACACCAATCTGATCCGCATCGACCCCGATAGCGACGTTGCGGCTATCTTCCGCTCAGAAGGTCTTGATGTTCCTAAGTACATCTCCCAGGATGAACTGACCGCCGTTCGGCGTAGGAACATGGGCATGGCCAAAGGCGGTAGAGTCAAGTTCTCTGACAACCCCGTTACCATGGAGCTGGAGCTGGCTGGTGGCGGTGCAATCAAAAAAGCCATTGAGCGAATCACAAAAAAAGCGGGCGGCTACGGAGCCAAGCGTTTAGAGCGTGCGGCTGATGAAGTGCCAAACCTCGAGAAGCAGTTCACCGAGGACGCCCTTGTCGATGCCTTCACTGGCGACAACGCGAAAGCAATCGTGACCATCAGCCCGGAGGACTTCGAGAAGTATGCCAAGCGCTTGCGTGATCGAGACTCTATTACGTCTGCCGACAAGCAAGCACTCGATCGTGGTGTGATCGACAAGTACACACTGCCAACCGATGAGTATGTCCAGTACCTGTCCCGTATCAAGGGCTTTGATGACGTGCCCATGCTGAACCTGTTTAAGGACGAGACTGGTCTGCCAATGAAGCCTCAAATCACTGGTCATGAAGGGCGCCATCGCTCCCGTGCTCTTGCAAAGTCTGGGGAGCCGACCAGTATCGTGCGAGTCATGCCCCGCGGTGATCTGCGTGAGGGCATGCCTCGCCGAGATCAAGAGGAGTTTATCGAAGCACTGCGCGAAGAATTAGGTTTGTCTGACCGCATGGTCTTGCCTGAAAAGGAAGACTATTTCGATCAGCGTCCCGCTATTTCTCTGCCTGAAGTCTACGCCGGCGGCGGTACCGTTAGACGACTTGCTGATAAATTAGCTAAAGCTCTGCCAAAGTCCAAAGCCGACGAAAACCTAGAGCGATTCCTCGCCGAGAGCCAAATTAAGGATCGCTTGTATCATGGGACTGGCGCAGATATTACCGAGTTCCGCCCATCTCGTATTGGCGCAATGGGACCAGGCACTTACTTGTCTACATCGCCCAAAGAGGCGTCAGGGTATGCCGGCATACTCAATCGTGACTACGAAGTTCGACCTAACGTGTTACCGGTTTTCGCCCAAGCCAAAAATCCTTTTGTCATTAGTAATGTCAACAAGTCCGCTGAGGAGTTGTTTAAACGCTTTGATCCAGAGGGCAAGTTAAGTGATGACGAGGTCATTCAGCTAGTTAAAGACGCTGGGTATGACTCTATTTACGCCAAGGATAGTGGTGAGTTAAATATGCTCAATACCAGTAGCATTAAATCCGCTATCGGCAACCGCGGCACCTACGACACCAAAAAGAAAGACATCACAAAAGCCAAAGGTGGCGCTGTGCGCATGGGCGCTGGCGGCACTGTTGGCATGAAGATCGCTGAGGCACTCGCCAAGGCCGCGGCAAAAGACACCGCTAAGGAAGCCCCAGCCGTAGCAAAAAAACCCGTCCAGGAGGCTATAAAAGCCTCTGAAGCGCTTGGTAAATACGAAGGTCGTCCGTTGGTCATCACTCAGACCGACCGCACCAAGACCGGCGGCAAGTGGCTGGGTGGACCTGGCTTCTCAAGCCTCCAGTTAAGTCGACCCGAGTACGCCGCGGCAGAAGCCGCCTGGGGTGTGGCAAAGCCTGGTGCGGCCAAGATGCTCATAGGTGGCGGCAAGAAGGCTGGCGATAACCCGCTGTACACCACAATGATTGGCACGCCTACCCAGCACCAGTCAAATAACATGGTGTTCGCTGAGTTACACCGGTTGTTTAACAAGTCTGCAAAAGAAGGCAACCTCGACCCCGAACTGTACTTGAAGATCAACGACCGCCTGCGTTCGGCTGTAGACAAGAACGGTAACCCCGTCTTCCCGCCTGACATTGACATCCTCAGCCCCAAGTTCCGCAACCTAGCTGACACCTTTGACCGTCGCCTGGTAGCGTCCAACCTGATGGGTGGCGTAGGTGTTGGCGGCAAGAAGGGGCAGATCATTGACTACGACAAGATCATCCGCCACACGACGGACCCTGACCTCATCGATGCGCCGTCTGGCGCGTTGGGTAACCGCCTGTTCACGCTGACTGGCAATGTGGTCGAGCGACCAGACCTGCACCCCGCCTTCCCCTCAATCTTGCAGGGAGAGGATTTGGGTGTAAAGTTCAAGCCTGTCCCCCGTGAGTTGGTGATGAAGGACTTCGCTGATCGAATCATGCGAGAGAAGGGCCGCAAGCCTGGCTACATGGACTACACTCGTGGACATCCACCATCCCAGATGTTGACGGAAGAGCTATTAACTGAACTTCAAAAGCAAGGTTATAAAAAAGGTGGCTCGGTAAATAAAACTTCAACTTCAAATAAGCCACGCAAGAAGGTGGCTTTCACCGATAATCTAGACACCATGCGTTTGGCTGTCGGTCTGAAATAAAGGCGAAAAATGGCTAATGAATTTCCCATCGATCCTGAATACGGTCGATTCGTGCCGGGTATCTCTGATCAACCCGACGATACTCAAGATGAAGAGATGGAGTTCGATCTGCCAGACGACGACTCGGACACTGAGATCGAGGAAATGCCTGACGGCTCCGCTGTCGTCACTATGGAAACCGACGGTCCCATGGAGGACCGCGAGTTCTACTCCAACCTGGCTGAAGAGATCGACCCATCCGACCTTGATGGCATTTCGATGCGTTACCTTGACCTCATTGAGAAGGATAAGGCGGCGCGAGAAGAACGCGACAAGCAGTACGAAGAGGGCTTGAAGCGAACCGGTCTTGGCAAGGATGCGCCAGGCGGCGCCAACTTTATGGGCGCCTCTAAGGTTGTGCACCCTGTTATGGCTGAGTCGTGCGTTGACTTCGCCTCACGAGCCATTAAGGAGCTGTTCCCACCAGATGGACCTGTGCGCACCAAGATCGTTGGTGACGTTGAGGAGGAGAAGGTTGCCCGCGCTGAACGCAAGCGCGACTACATGAACTGGCAACTTACCGAGCAGATCGAAGAGTTCCGAGACGAGCAAGAGCAGATGCTGACTCAGTTGCCGTTGGGTGGCTCTCAGTACATGAAGATCTGGTACGACGAGCAACAAAAGCGTCCCTGCGCCGAGTTCCTGCCAATCGACCGAGTGATTGTGCCGTTCGCGGCTACCAACTTCTACACCGCCCAACGCGCGACCGAAGTCCAAGTCATCACCGAGTGGGAGTTTAAGCGCCGCGTGCGTACTGGTCAGTACCGCGACATTGACCTGGTTCGCGCCACC